GCGATGATTGCTTGCCTCGCACTTTTGTCTTTGATTTCGGCATAAGTAAGATCTTTGGTTTTCTCCAAAAATTCTTTCACGGACCCGACTCCGTGAGCGAGGACTTCCAAGAACTGCTGCGTCTCTTCCCTGTACTTAAGAGACACAATGCACCCAAAAACAGCTTCCCAGAGCTGGGCTTCGGAATGCGCTTTGTAGGCGCATCCTAATGCCATCTTGATAACGCCGAGAGGCTTAGCCTTAAAAGGCGAGCCTCCCATGGAGTGCGAGCAGAAAATAAATCTGTCGTCGCACTCTTTAAGGCGTTTACCAAGAGAGAGATACCTCTCTCGCAGCTGATCTACCGGGAGTGTAGTAGACTCTAGGCAATCGTCACCTTGCGTGATGGCCCAAGTTGAGCCCGCCAGCAAGGCGTTGAAAAACCGGATATGGCTGTTTCCGATGGATGTGTTGTACCACCCACTCTTCATCTGTCCTATGTGCCCCTCCAGGCACTTCCCATTGGACAGGACGTATAGAGTATTCTTGATACAGTGGACCCTAAACCTCACTAGCTCTTGTAGCCAGGGTCTTGAGGTCTTCCTGCACCGATACTCGGCCTCCATGTCCAGGTCCCAGTCTTGAACTGACTGGTCCCAGCCGGACATGTCGCTGTGCATCGTACACTTTTTCTCTTGGGCGTAAGAATACACAGACTTCAGCAAAGAATCGTCATCGTTCAACGACAAGCCACACTTAACGGGGCTTGTCGTGAACGAGGCTATTTCAATAGCATTCTGTCTCCCGAACGCCACCCGATCAATGAGCTGATCGATGACGCTGGGGCTGGAGATCAATCTCCAGCGCTTGCTGAGCGCTTTTTCTCGTGAGTGGAACTCGTTCTTGATGAACAGTCGGATGGGGGCCACCAAGCCGGCCTCCACTAATTGTCTACTGTTCTTTCCTCTCCAGTCACTTTTCCCTTCTAGCACAACGCGGATAACTGAATCTACGTGGTCAACAACCTGGTCCACCATTTCTGGGGACTCTAACCAGTCCTTGTTCGTCCGGTACTTCACCATCAAGGGGAAGCCCGGGCTCGCATCAGTCTGGACATGTTGCAAAGCGTCTCTCACTAGATCCTTCGAATACTCGTCCGGTTGGACGGCAGTCTTCGTTACATCTAGGAGAGCTTGAATAACTCTCTCCTGTTC